ACTAAGAATGTCTTGCATATCTGGATGTTTAGCTTGAAGCGTAGCTAGTGACGACTGCTTCTTGTACTGCTCAGTGTACTGCTGTGCTTCTCTAATTTTAGGATGATTCTCAATAGCACGATTAACGGCTGCTTGAGGATCTGTAAAGTAGTCAATATCGTCTTCAGGCTCAACGTGTTGCTGTTGAGGTGCTATAGGTTGTGTTTGAGTACTGATATAGTCATCCACAACTTTACGAAGTTCGCCTACTTCAGAAGACTGACGACCTAGTAGCTTTTCAGCTTCTTGGTGCATCTGTACAACTTCTTCTAAAGACTTACCTTGGTACTTCTCTGGTAAGCTGGGTTCTTCTGGCTGAGGTTGCTCAACTTCTTGTTGAATCTCGTTAACTTCGTTTTGTTCGATTTGATCCGCGTTTTCCTCTTCAGGACGGGGATCTAGAATCGTTGCTCTAGACATAATTAAACTCCGTGATCATTATCATTATGGAGATGTTATTGTTTCTTACCTGCTTTTTCGTGTTCTCGTACCCATTTCATGTGGCGTCCGGGAAAGTCCCCAGAGTGGCCTTCAAGTACAAAAGACGGGGCAGATACCATACGTGTAGCATTCGCGCCACAACCGCACCTACTGGTTGTGACGTTACTCTCTACCATTTCTTCAAAGACATGTCCGTTAGTACAACGGAAGTCATAGATTTTATACACTAACAGAACCTTCTTCTTCGGCTTCTGCTTGATCTCTAGCCGCTTCTATAGTGCCTTGGAGGTTGATTACAGTAGCGAAAGCAGCAACTTGGCCTTTACGAAAGAAAAGTTCCTCTGTGTCTTTGACTGTCTGAATGTCAGCCAATTGTTGTGCATTGTTGGATAACTCTTGTAAGAGTTGTTTGAAACCTTCGTGATTGAAGAGTTCGTTGTAGTTGTCGAAGTAGGTTTCAAGCTCAGGAGTCATAGTTTCCTCTAATGTTGTTAACTATAGTTTTATTATAGCATACTTTTATGCAGTTGTCAAGCATTTCTTGTAGACTTCCTACGTTTACCTGAAGCTGTTACTGCGTGTTTGATTGCCTTAGGGCCAGTCTTACGGCGAGCAGAAGAAGCCTTCTCAGCTTTAGTCATCTTAGCTGCTACGGCTTTAGGGCGACAAGAGGGATAGGGACGTTTGCTGTTCTTAGCGGACTTACGTCCACAAGGCTTGCCCGTCTTAACGTCAACCCATTCTTCGGCAAACCATTTGGTTAAACCTTTCTTGGGACGACTAGCTCCTCCTGTCTGACGTTTTCTAGGCATAAGTACCACCACGTTTTTTATAGGTCTTAACTATCCAAGCAGAAGCATACGCACTGGGAAAAACATCAAATTTACGTTTAGCCTCAGACTTTACCCTTGAGTAAAGTGCTTTGTTCTTTACATTCTTAGGTATAGTGCTTTTAGATTTACTTTTTGCCTTTGCCACGATTACGTAACCCCTTAAAGTCCGCACCCGTGATTTTGTTCCTTGGAGGAGCTACACGAGCTATCTTTTTTTGTGCTGCGCTATACTTTTTACCTTTAGCTTTAGGCATTAGTACGACCTTGTCCTTACTCGTCGACCGCCTTGGCCGCTAGTTCGTCGTGCAGGTGCTGCTTTCTTTTTCTTTTTGGCGGGCATTGTTGCTTTGTTCATCTTATAACCGGGCATGGCTTTCTCCTTTGCTGTCTTTGACAGGTCTTCGAAATGGAAAAGTTTTACAGACGTTTTTCCGTGAGTTTTTCCTGAGTGGAGTGATCCATCAGGCATTTTATGTGTAGCACCTGTGTATTCAGTGCCGTCACGCTTGTAATGTTTTACACCTTTAGCCATATTAACCACCTTTAGGTAATCTTACTTCTTTTCCGTTTTGGAAATAACGAATACCTTCGCCAGTTCCGCGAACAGTTACACTTTTACTCATGTCAGCAACAGGTAAACCTTTGCCACTATTAAGATCAACATTAGCAGCTTCGTACCCAGCGGCAGTTAAGCCTGCTGTTCCTGCGGCTGTGCGTCTTGCCGTACTTCTTGTAGCTCGTTGCGACTTAGTAACAGGCTCAATTTTTTTCTGGCCGGGGGTCTTTTTAGTCGTTACGTCCTTCATATGTTTACGAGCTTCATCTACGGCTTTTCGTCCATATTTTTTAACTGCTTTAGTAATACCGTGTTTTGCAATAAATGCTGATACGGCAGGTATAGCGGCTAGTGGGGCTGGCATAATTAACTCCTTACCATTTTTTACACGACCAATATCGTGCCGTTAGTTTATTAGGTGGGTTAGTGTCACATTTGTGACGCGCTCTAAACGACTTTCGTCGTGCTGGTTGATCTTTCTTAATAGTCATCTTGGCGTCACCAAAACGAATTGTCTTAGTTTTGTCACCTTCCTTAGCTACTACTACAAACTTCTTAGTCGGATGATTAGGCGTCCGCTTTGGTTTGTTGTACCCGCTTACGCCCGCCCGTGCTAGTTTTGGGTCCTTTGGCTTGGACATTACTGAGTTCCTCCACCTTGCGTTCCAATTGGTCCAACCGGGCGAACTGGTCGCTGAACTTGTGGTTGATCTGGTCTAGTAGGGTTTGCATTTCTTTCTGCGTTATTAACATTAGTCTTACCTTCTATTTGCTTTTCTTTGAGGAGAGTTTCAGCAACACGCATACGTCGCTCAAACTCTTTATCTTCAGAGTCACCTTCTTTTAGGTTTCGGGTGATAGCGTTAATCTTGTCAATCTCTAGCTCCTCAGGAACTGCCTGAGCCTCTGCTGCCAATTTAGCAGCCCTAGCTTGTGACTCTTGTGCCTGAGCAGCTAGTGCCGCAGTTTGTGACTGCTGGAATTGCAACTGTGATTGCTGCGCCTGCATTTGCATTTGCTGTGCTTGAGGATTAGGCTGCATTGCTTGAGCCATGGCCGCCAACAGTTCTTCACGATTAGACAGATTCATGTTGTCAATAATGCTTTGAATCAAAGTATTGTACAACGGTGAGTCTTTTTGCATAGTCTGTAGTAGTTGTACAAGCTGAGTGACTTCGTACTCTCTAGCAATAATCCCTAGAGTGCTGCTTGCGTTAAACTTGTAGTCCGCAACAGGATAGTTCTCTGGATCAAACTGCATGTACCGATAGGCTGCTTTTTTGACAAACGGAATCAAGAAAGACTGCTGAAAGTTAATTAGTGTGCGTTTGTGTCGCTTAATTAAAGCGCCAAGAGACATACTAATGCCAGCAGCAGTAGCCTCGCCGTTAATAGAGCCAGCTATTCCTGCTGAATCAACTGCTCCAGTGGCTTGTTGTACCATCTGTTGCAATGCTCCTGCCTGAGCAAAAGTAATTTGGTTAACTTGACCAAAGTTGAATGGCTGAAGAACTTCACGAGGATCTCCACTTGTTAGAATCATTTTACCGGGACGCACTTCTGGTTTTGCGCCTCGTGGTAGACGAGTAGCGTCAATAGCCATCATTGGATGAATAGTAAGGCTTAATGCGTCGATTCTAGCTCGCAACTCTGTATCCAAAGCCTTTTGACTGTTGTAACCTTTTTCGCAGACTCCGCGACCCCAAAAACGTCCGGGCACTACGTCCCAAGGAAACGCAACAACAGGACGATCAGACATCATGTAAGGGTTAGCTTCTGCCTTCAACAAAATACCGCCGTTAGCAATCACTACAACGGCTTCTACGTAACGTGACTTAGAGTCTTCCTCAGGCACTGCTTCTTCGTCTTCTTCGCTTACAGCGGCATTTAAAAGCTCTCTGGGGACAAGACCGTAGTACTTAGTAAGACGTACTTTGTCGTCGTTGTAAATAGTAATGTCTTGGTCAGGCTCAAGATCAGTATTAGGAGCAGCAGGACCAACATAAACGTCACGATACACACCCTGTTCTTGCAGCATTTCAACATGGTGTAAGCTTACGAACTCGTCTACAGCAACACCCATGGCGTCCTCTACAGAGGTAGCTACAGGGTCAATTAGGAAGTTCTGAGGCAGTATAGGCTTAAGTTTAACCTTGACACGATCAGTGACGTTTACTCCTACTGCTTGCAAATCTCCTCCCATAATGGGTTGAGTAGCAGGAGCCATCTCTTTCATTTCTTCAATGACAATTTCGCCAATGCCTGTACCAAATACTGCTGAGTTTATTAGGCACTCTGCTACCGCCTTACGTACCATACAGTCTTCAAAGTCTTCAGTTAGTTTATTACGCAAAAACTGTACGTCTTGCTTATCAGTGTCGCCAAAGTTATCACTTACGTCAAACCACTTGCCACGTCCAAAGGTTGCTTCTTCAAGTTCTGCTACATTAGACTCAACTGCCTGTTGAAGTGCAGGAGAAATAATACGGGAACGCTCAGACCCACGCTGGCTGTCAGCAGGGTCCCATATACCACGCCATAGTCTATAATATTCTTCAAATCTGTTTTCATAATTGCTTTCGTAGTAATCCCTCCAGTCTTCACATTTAGTTATAACCCAGTCTTCTAGGGCTTCTTGGATCATCAGAGGCTCGTTATCGTATAGTTCACTCATATTAGTATCCTGCTACTACGTCTAAGATTTCGTGGTCTTCGATTTCGTAATCGTAGTCGTAAGCCACATTCGCTAACTGGTCAATGTACGCCAAAGCGTCAACCAAGTCATCATGGGTTAATGGGTCTGGGAACTGGAACAACTGGTCAAGAAATCTACTGTTCCACTCTCCCTTGTTAAGTGTTATGTATCCGTTTTCAAAACGACCCTGCAATGCCCACATAATACGATCTGTTTTCTTTTTGTTGCCGTGGGTTAACTCTTTTACTCTAAAAAACATACCATAGCGTTTCTGCATGTCCATCAAAGGAGACATTACGGCTTGTTTAGCAATGCCTTTTTCGATTCCAACCGATACGGGACGGTAATCTCTAACGGCCTGAAATATTTTAAGTGCTGTCTCGTCAAGTGACCATCGACCGTATATAATATTGTCAACAAACCAACCATGCTCATTGACCTTAACCACGGAAATAGCTGTGTCGTCAAGTTTGGAATTTTTAGTCTTTTTCTTGTTGACTTCTTCAAAGCCTGCCAAGTCAACAGCAATGTAATAATCTCCTACTTCGGGCCTATCCTCACTAAATTGTACCCAGTCTTCCTTAAACATTTCTGACCCACGCGCTTCAAAAGACGCCATAAACTCTTGGCGAAACGCATAAGAAGACATAGACTTTTTAGCAATATCAATTTCGTCCGGG